GATACACCGGAACGGCCCGTGCGGACGGTGTCCAGGTACTCCAGCATCTGGTAGCCTTCCTGGCCGATCGGCTGCACCTGCAGCTCGCGGATCGAGCCCATCTGCTTGACTCGCTTAATGCCGCCAGGTCTTGAAATCAGTAGATCGTCAAGGTTGACTTGATCCGCCAGCACCTCTTTCTCCCGGTTGTTCTGTAAATACAGGTTATCCAGGATATTTCGCCAAAGTGACGTCTTCTGGTCCTGGATCATCTTCAGCTTATCGTACTCGCTCAACCCGTAGAATTTATGAGGCATTATGATACAACTGGACGAGACGAAGGGCATGTACTCGATCGGCTCCACGTCCAGGACAGTGTCAGGTGATGTGCCACCCAGTACAGTCACCTTGTGTAGTTCAGCCACTCCGGTCTCATCAAGGTCAATCATCAGGTAGCACTCGGATACCTCAAGGAGGTCCTGGCTACTGTCTTCACTGTACTGGTTCTCGGATGAAGTGCTGGCCTCGTTCTGCGCTGCAAACCGGTGTTGCCGCTGGTAGATATATTCGGATCCGACAGGTGCATCGTTGATGATGCCCTCGTCGTAGCCCTCCTCAATCAGCTCGCTCCTAGTCTTCATGGTGACATGAGCTACGAAGCGGGCGGTTGAGAGATCCAGGCTGTTATGGAACTCGTTGACTCTGAATTCTTCAGGTGCCACACACTCAATCTTGACTTGACCACGTGAGTGGGTGACTTCCAGCTCTACCTCGAACAGTTCTTGAGGCGGAGGGGGCGGCTGTGGTTGTTGCGCCTGCTGCCCCTGTGCCATCATCTGCTGAGCTTGCATCACCTGCTGCTCAAACTGCTGCATCTGCATCTGGTGCTGTGCCACTGCTTCCGGCGGCACCGCGCCTTGTATCCGGATAGGCTCATAGTCTGGGCTGGCCAGCATCATTTGCAGCTGTTGCTCATTGATGCCTGAGTATGTCTCGGTGCTGGTCTCCGGGGTGTCATCGTAGTACACCTTAAGCACGCCGTTCTTCTGGAGTAGTGCGTCTTTAGCGAACTCGTACAGGTTCAGAAAGCCCTCATTCTCCGACATGAATACATCGTGCACGTACTCGGATTCTAATCGCGCCTGCTCTTCATCCTGCTCGGATATCGCATCAAACGATATGATCGGGCCTTTGCCGATCAGCTCTTTGATGATCGAAGGTAGTATCCACTCGATGGCATCGGCCACATCGGTGCTGACCACCTGCGACCGGCCGTCAGGTGCGGGGCCTGGCTGGTTGCCCAGGTAATAGTCCAGTGCATCCTCTCGGTTCTTGTCTATCTCGCTCGTATACGTGCCGTTGGTGGCCTGTTGAAGCTCGGCCCCTACAATGGTCAGTATCCGGGTCTCTTCGGACGACTGCGCCCTTTGTTGTTGTTCGCTCATTGGCTATATTGCCCCTTAGTTTTGTTTATATCGAACATATTGCGCATCCGTCGTTGTATTTATCGTGCCCCTTGGAGTTAAACAGTGGGTGCCCCGCTATCTCAGACAGCTCTTTAGCTATCTCGTAGTGCTTGGCCCCCGTCTCATCGAAGCGGAAATCCCGCAGCTTCGACGCGTCTCTGCTTGCTAGACAAGGAAAACACCCGACGCGCTGCGTACCTTCACATCGAGTATACAGCGGATTGGCTGATGTCCCTAGTTTAGCGAACACTTCATCTGTCGCCCAGTCTATGATGGGCAGCCTCGCCTTCACGCCCATCGTGCCCAGATACTGGGGGTACGTTGAGGGCATAAACTCATGCAACATGTACAGGTCAGTGGCTATCTTCCCCTTGTACCTCTTCTCTCTGGCCGGGGACTCATCGGAACGGATACCTATCCAGACCTCATATCCGCCCTGTACTCGAGCCAGCTCCTTGTAGAATCTGCGAGAGGGACGTAACTTCAGACGATCAGTACAGTGTCTAGCCGGTCCCCCTGGCATCCTCTTCAGCGCAGTACATACACTCCTCACCGTTCCGGCGGCCAGCACCACCAAGTCTACGCCGATAAATGCCGTGACGTTCTCCACGTGGGCATAGGTCAGTGGATGCTCGAATCCGGTGTCGTTAAACATTGCTAGCACCTCATGGGGCTCGTACTCCTCCAGCGCCAGGGCCAGACACACCTGGGAGTCCTTACCCCCGGACAAAGGAACCACGACCTTGTATGGGCCGTTTAATTCTCCCTCTAAATGGTCATATTGCCCCTTGGTTCTTGTAATCAATCTCATCACCCCATCCGTCGGGGAGAGCCGGATTGCTAAAACAATACATCAATGCATCCGCTAGATTCGGAGACTTAACACCTCTCCGTTTCATGTCGTCCTTGGACTCAATCTGTATCATGTTGTTGTTGCTGGCGCCACGCTTGCGCTCGATCCGTGATAGCTCCGAGACCAGCTGTTTGACACCCTCCATCTCCGAAGACAGGCTGATGAGTTCTTCCGGGTCGATATACTCGCCCTTTTCTACTGCCCGGTAGGTGGCTTCAAATCGGTCCCGTAAGAACCAGAAAGCCTGGGCTCTTCGGTTGCGGAACACGTCGTGCATCGCCCTGTCGTCCTTATACAGGCTCTCAGGGTACTCAGGGATATCATTCCCCAGAAAGCCCGAAATATTGAACGAATCGCGTCCTTCCATCTTGTTTACGTGGTGTTTAACCGCTGTCCCGACACCGATTGCATCATACACCAGGTCGGTGATCCGCATCTCGTAGGCCGTGTTGAATGCCTCCTCGATGCCGTCCGATATGTCGCCTTTATACCACGCCTTACAGTGTGTTACAACTGACCCGTGGCGCACACAGTAGGCTTTAGCATCTTCGCCACCGTCGGCTGGGTCAAATCCAAGCGACTTAACACCGCGGCCAGTAAAGCCGAGCTTAACATGAGCGTCAATAGCAGCGCGTACCCACAGAGGGTCGATAATACAGTTCTCTGAGGCCCCGACGGGCTCTCCTTCCCAGACGTGTAAATAGTCACGATAATGGTCCTCTTTCATGGCTTCCATTTCCTGCTGTAGTACGTCAGGAAAGAAGCAGTTATCGGTGTAGTTGACACGTTCCACGTGGAACTGGTCATCCGTGTATGTGCCGTGCTCTAGCAGGTGCGCTTCGAACGGGTAGATAAACCTCTGATAGGTTGCATCCATTTCATCGTAGGGATTGAACACCACCCAGATCTCCGACCTGTCCGCCCGGATAGTCGGCGTAAGCAGCTTCCAGGACTCCTCGGTAATGGCCGCTGCCTCCTCACACCAGCAAACGGAGATGTTCTCCATTGAGGTGATCTTGTTGGTGTTATTTTTAATTCCACTGAATAGAAACTCGCTGCCATTTCTGCACCTGATGTGGGTCTTCGTGATCGTGTAATAGTCCTCGTATCCGAGGCGGTATATCGTGTCCTCCAGGAGTTTATGCACCGATTCACTGATTGAGTGCTGCAGCTCCCTGGTGCATAGCACACGCATCGGTTTATGGGTTGCCATGAGGACCAACACCGTGGCAGACGAGCGGGATTTAGATGATCCGCGCCCACCTTCCTGCACCTTGTACCGCTTTGGTGAGAAAAGGTGGCGTGCTTTCGTAGGCAGTCTCACCTCGTTGTGTACGGGAGCATATTCAGGTTCATCGTCGTGGAACGTAACGTACCTGTGCTCCTCATCGAGGAATGAGGGATGGTCTAGGTAGTATGGGACGCTAAACGTCGCGTCAGCGGCATCCTCGTCCCATTTCTCGGCTATTCTGACCGCCTGGTTGATTAATGATGCCGTGCTAGTCATCGCTAAAGTTACTAATCCGAAGGTCGAGGATGCTTAGATACTGCTCCATGTGGTAGAGCTGGTCATTCAGCCGCGCCTGCTCGTCCATCGGCAACGACGCGCACACGGTGCCGCCGATGAAGGGGCGCAGCCGCTCGACCTTGATGTTAAGCTCGTTGCGTTCACGGACTACTCGGTCCTGGAATGAATGTTTTAGTGTCGTCATGTTAGTGTCCAGTCTGAAACTTTCTAGGGTTGGCCTGCTTAGCATTCGTTAGGAACTCGACCAGCTGGGCGCGGTCTTCCGCTTCCATGGTGCTCTGTTCAATCCGAAGGAAATCCTCCAGCTCCGTCAGACTATACACACCCTTAGCGTGTCGCTGGATGTACCAACGGCATCGTTCGAGCGGGCTAACGTCAGCAGGTGGGATGGAGTGTGGTGCCCGGTCATCCTTCAGGATCATAGAAGGCATTACACCCTTCAGCAATGCAGCCAGAGCTCGGCCATCCGGCTCAGCTGCACGCTCAAGGTTGAAGGTTAGC